GTTAGATTAAGTCTAACATCATGACTCCGCTTAACCGCGCGTCTTGGTGGGTTTCCGACTCATTCCCGTTAGGAATGTGTAGGTCCCGGACCAATATTCTCCGCGGAGTCGTAACCGCATCTGTTTACAGGGCTAGCACCCCGAGTTTACAGAGAGATGTTGGTCTTGGTCCTGTACCTTTTATATTCAATAAAAGCTACTAATACAGATAAATTGTTACGACACAACAGGGAGTTAACCCTGCTAATCTTAACTCATTATCTGCCTGTAGCTCTTGGTGAAATGAAAAGCCAGGTGTCTCTTTTCTTCAAGAAATTAGAGAAGATCGCTCGTGACCGGGGAATCCCTTTCGTAATTAAATACGTTAAAGATTCTAGACTCGCAGTTATGCGTTTCTTGTCCGGGTCGCCTCTTTCTTCTATGGACCTTGTTAAACTGGATTCATCGGGATGGCCTACTTGGCTATCACAATTTAAACAGTTTACAACTCGACCAGAGCACTTGAAAGTCTTATTCACATTGCTAATGTGTCTAAGATCATTAAAGTTGTCTCCTGTCTTGGATACCAGTACAATCGTGACCGCAACTAAGTCTCAGAATCTAACTGACTCTGAAATTAAGTGTGCATTACGAATTCTCGGTATCGGTCCTATAAGTACTGAGTGAACCTCTTTTCACATGACTGTAAAGAATGGCCCGGTGGGTCAGGCTTTGATTATGTCATCTTCCGAAGCGACCTTATTACCAAAATGGCTTATCCACAGTTTAAATGTGGTAGCCGGTAAAAAGCTGGCCTCTCGATTGGATGACTTAATTTCAAGCTTTGACATACTGCCGGAATCCGCTTCACAGATGTGGGTTAAAGTTTACCCATTACGATCTAACTTGTTGAGAAGATTGTCCTACTTTTCTGATAAAGAAGGTAAGACTAGAGTCATTGGTTTACTTGATTACTGGACACAGACTGCTTTGAGGCCACTTCATAATTCTCTTAATGAGATTTTAAGAAGGCTTCATTCAGACTGTACCTTTGATCAAAATAGATTTTTGGCTCTATTGCGAGACAAACCTATCTACTACAGCATTGACCTTACTTGCGCGACTGACAGGCTACCGATAACCTTCCAAAAGAAGGTTCTCGGCTACCTGATAGGCGCGGAGAAGGCTCAGTGCTGGGTAGACCTCTTGGTAAAGCTGGGGTTTGAGTGCAAGGGTAAAACCTACACTTATGCCGCCGGTCAACCGATGGGTGCGTACTCCTCCTGACCAGCTATGGCACTGTGTCATCATATCATTGTTCAGGTTGCGTTCTTACGAACTATACCTAACAGTGTTTGACCCAAAGTTCGTCGTCCTTTTAAAGACTACGCCCTTTTGGGTGATGACCTTGTGATAGCTAATCATCTAGTTGCAAAAGAATACTTTTGTATCCTTGAGCAGCTAGATATGAAGTTCTCTCCTCAGAAAACTCACATAAGTAAATACTTATTTGAGTTTGCTAAAAGAGTTTACTTCAATGGTGTGGAGATTACTGGTTATTCAGTAGGCGGACTTAAGGCTGTATGAAAATCATACCCCCTTTTGTCCAACTTTCTGGATAACCAAGAATCGCATGGTTATGTATTATGTCATGAGAATTTCGGGTCTTTTGTCCTTAGTCTTAACAAATTGATGAGATCAAATCGATACTCTTTCGAGCATGCGAATCGTCTTCTCAAACTGTTAAGGGTTTTCAGAGAGCTATCGAAAGATAAAATGACGGGTACGTTTACTAACACATTTTTGTGTATTAGGGACGCATTCGGTCACTCTCTCCCTAGCTCGCATCTTTATGATGCGGATGATTTCCTCAGAAAGGTTGTCATCTTTGCTAGAAAGAAACTCGCTGAAAGGGACTTAGACATTGTTTCACAATCGCATGCAGCGGTTTTTACCCGCTTGTCTGCGATGGTAGAACAATATCTAAAGGCTTGGCCGGACCAGGACCAATACACTCTTCAATTCTTGAGAGAGAC